CGGCTCATTTGCACCTTATGCTTGATGCATTTCTCCACCAAACGCGGCTCCACAATCTCCGGGTTTGAATTGTCACACACAACATCCTCTATGTAGTAATCGTTCCCGTACTGGTACGCAATCGGCATTACGCAGTAATCTGTACCCCTGTCCTTCGTGTCGCAAACCGATATGATGGCATCCGGTTCTCTATCCGGAAGCTCAAAATACCTCCGCAGCTCATTGGCGTCGTAAAGTAAGCCCTCGCGCTCAATGGGCTGATTCATATACAGTGCCCGCCACGACACATCGTCCATAATTTCGCGCTGTTCACGGTAAAAATCTGTTGTGAACCCTACGCCATACTTGTAGTCGAAGTTGCTTTCGTCGTTCTCGTCCAGCGCAGGAATGGCCAGGAATGTGGCCCTCGGATCGTTCGCGTATTGCCGCTCCAGTCGCGCCACCACATCGCCAGTACTCCAATGCGTACTGATGTGCAGCTCCTTGCAATGGTCGCCTATTTTCCGCTGCCGCAGGTCGGTTGTATATGTCTCCCACAGCTTATCGAGCCGCTCCCTGGACAGGCTCTCCTCAAGGCCGCTGATCAAGTCGTCCGCATACAGCAGTCTCCCGGCGCGGTACAGACCCGCATTGCCTGCGCCAACCGATGTAAACTCAAGCGTCTCAAACCTTTTGCGCTTACCAAGGTCGATTCGCAAATCTTTCGCGTTGGTATTCACCACGGACAGCCCGGGGAAAACATCCTTCCATAGGTACTCGCCCTTTGGATCAAAAATTCGCAGACACTCATCGTATACACCACGCACAAAGGCGTTGCTGTGCGATCCGGTCAGTATCGGCTCGTCAGGATACTTCCCGGCCAGCCACGTCAGGTAGAATATCGCAGTGGTGGTCTTCCCGACACCAGGCGGCAAACTGATCCCAACAATGTCGTACTTATCATCCGCCAAGTCCTGCAACAAATTTACAACTTTCAACAGCTTATCCCGTCTCGGCAAATAAAACTGCTTCTTTGCGTCCCTGTTGCTTTCTACATACAGCAAATATGCGTCAAAATCCACCTGCGCGTCCATCAGCAGCGACCGCCGATACGCCTGGTTCATCCTGTCCAACACGGAAAGATCACAATCCGCCATATTTCGCATCGCAGATATGATCTCGTGGCGAAACTCCCTGTTGTACCCGTGCCACACCGTCTCGCCATCTTTAATGTGCTCATACATCATGGTCAGCACATCCTCATAGGCCGCAACATCGTTTGGCCGCTTCGATATGTGTCCAAGCGCCGCCATGATCTCCCTGTCAGGAAAGTGATATTCTCTCATGTCCTGTCCTCCTGTGGTTTTACTGTAAAAAAGCACGCCACTCCGCATATTCCTACGCAAAGTGGCGTCAATAAGCTGTGGCATTGGCTTTACAGATCAGGTTGTTCGCCGATCAGATACCAACCGCCTTTTTTGTCTTTGGGGCGATTTTTGAAGGTAACCTATCCAGTAGCAGTCACCTGAAGTTCCTCCCGCAATCGTTGCAGTGCCATTTGTACCCGTTCCGCATCACATTGGCGCTCCTGCACCGTGGGCACTTCGTCCGCCCAAGAGTAGTATCTATCGCTTTGTTCCCCTTTTCAAAAACGCCTGCTATCATCTTGAACGGCAGTAGCATGATTTGAAACGGTAGCATAATAAGTTGCGCTAGGCAGCCCATGATTGTGCCTCCTTACATAGCAATCATCGTTCAGCAACAATCAGCCAGCCATAAGGCTTACCATTTTCTGAAGTACAGTAAACACGCTGTAGTACTCAGAACCTTTCGACTTTGCAAGGCTGTCGTACGCCTCGATGTACTCGGCATCAGCCACCGCTTCAGCGTCAACCTCGCAGTCTCTGATCATACGCGCAATCTCTTGGCTAAACGCTTCCTTCTCAGCCTCCGTCATCTCGTGGTCGCTCTCATCTGCGCCCATCAGGCTCTTCTCAGACACCACATAGTGCTTGAACATGTCGTACTCGTTCACATGCACATAGACATCGGCGCAATCAGGTTTGCTCACAACTGCTTCCGCATCATAGGCATATACGCCAGGTTCTGCCATCTCGCGGCGTCCAACGATAGAGGTCACGGTGTAGGTAGTATCATTATTCTTTTCCATGGTGTTTTCCTCCTTGTAATAAGTGCTATCAGCACAATACGCTCTTTATTTTGTTATACCACGTTCTCTTGCTTATTCCGAGCTGCTGGCAGCATTCGCCAACAGTAAGAATGCCTTTTTTGTTTTTCTCGCGCAGATCGGAAAGTAGCTTCTCATCAACCACCTTTGGCGGTCTACCATAATCGTCCCATTCTCCGCGTGCTTTTTTCGCTGCAATTCCCTCCATCATCCTGTCGTGTATCTTTTCGCGTTCTCTCTGAGCTATTGAGCCAATCACCTCTATCAGCACGTTGTTCACCAAGTCTTGAACCCAGTCCTGGCCTTGAAAGTCAATCAGCGTCGTCGGAATATCAAGTATCCGAACAGTGACACCATGTTCCTTGAACCATTTCAGCTCGGCCTTTACATCTTCCTTGTTTCTCCCGAGGCGATCAAGTTCTTTTACAACAACCTCATCCCCGGCTTTTACAGTGTCTTTCATCGCCTGATACGACTCCCGCTCAAAGTTTTTTCCGCTTGCTTTGTCACAGAAAACCTTGTCGGCCTTTTTATAACCACTCAAAGCCATCAGTTGCCTGTCAAGTTTCTGTTCTCGTGCAGACACGCGACAGTAATGATACGTCATTTTTCAGCCACTTCCTTCTTCGGAGCGTCTACCTTCCATGTGTTGCCCTTGTTTGCACCATTCTTGTCTTTTACGACAAGCTCAAAACCAAGAGCGTCCAACAGCAACGCAAAGTTATCAACACGAAGACTTTTCCCTCTCAGCATCTCACTCACGTTGCTTTGTCGCTTCAGTCCAGCCGCGTCGGCCAACATCGTTTGGTTGAATCCCCTTGCTTCCATTGCCGCCCGGATTACCTCTTTCTCGTTCACGCTTATCCCTCCTTTCGATAACAGTTTAACATGGTATTTTGTTTTTGTCAACACCCTTTTTTATTTTTTCCGGTGGTAGAGAGAGTTATTGGCCCTCCTCCTGGCTGCCTGGTATCCCCCGGGGGGACGCGGCGCAGCGGTGGCCGCAGTGGCCGCAGGATTGCCCCGGATCAGTCCAGACGCAGCGGTGGCCGCAGTGGCCGCAGGATTGCCCCGGATCAGTCCAGACGCAGCGGTGGCCGCAGTGGCCGCAGGATTGCCCCGGATCAGTCCAGACGCAGCGGTGGCCGCAGTGGCCGCAAAAAAACGACGCCTATATAATGTAGAAAAGCATACTTTTTTGCGCTCAAAAAGAAAAACAAAAAAATCTGTTATTTTTTTCAAAAAAAGGGTTGACAAAAACAGGTTTATCTGTTATGATGTACACGTCAACAGGAAAAGCTGTTGCAGGAAGGAAGAAAAGACAATGTACAGCAAAGACAGTGTTAAAAAGGTTGTTAGCATGATGAATGCCCGCCGTCTGTATTACGCGCCAATTGCTGTTGATCATATCGCAATGGCAATAAGTAAAGGCAATCGTAAAATTGGCCGCGTAATGAACGTATCACTTCCGCCCATTATGACATGTGCGAATTGTAGTGAGTGCATGCTGTATTGCTACGATATAAAAGCCTGCCTGCAATATCCTGCAACCGTCATCGACGCACGTATTCGCAACCTGTCAATTCTTCTCAAGGACAGGGAAGAATACTTTGCCCGGATTGACGCCGCAATGTCACGCCGCCGCAAAAATAAATTCTTCCGTTGGCACGTCGCCGGCGATATTATCGATATCGATTACTTTGACCGCATGGTCAAAAACGCCCGCAATCATCCCGACTTTGTAATATGGACATATACCAAAAACTACAAGGTTGTGAATGCATGGATTGACGCCAACGGACGCGACGCAATCCCCGCCAATATGCATATCATGTTCTCCAAATGGGATGGCATGCCGATGGATAATCCGCACAATATGCCCGTGTTCGCCTGCCGCATGAAAGATGGCAACCGGGATCCCATGGCATGGGATACAATGTGGAAATGCCCGGGCAATTGCGACGTATGCAAGGCCGCAGGCCGTGGCTGTATCGTTGGCGAATGCACATACTGCAACGAACATTGAAAAGGGGGATACAGCAATGACCAACAGCAAAAAGTATGGCGACGAGCTCAACTATAACCAGCGCTTCATGCTGGGCCATGGAACGTCAATGGAGTATACCATGGACATTCCCAACGAGGTGACAGCGGCATTATATGGCGATTACGACGCCATGGATAGACACTTTTGCAGGATCTACGACCGGGAGACAATGCGCACGACGTTCGGTTGCTTGTGGTGCAATGCGTTTAGATCCGGGAAGGATCCGCTGCAGCAGGATAGCATATGGGAAAAATGGCGATAGTTCTGCTGGGGTATTCTGCTGGGGTACACTGTAAAATTCTGCTGGGGTATCGGCATGACGGCCAGGAAGGAAAAGACAATGTGTAACAGTAACGACATCGTAATTCTTGACAGCGAAATGCGTTTAATTGGGTACGCCGTCGGCATGTCTCAGGATGAACTAGAGCGGTTTATAGTAGAGCACAACGGACACACGGACACGCTTAAACACTTTGAAGAATACTGGAACGACAGGCAGTAACAGGGGCCACCCGCCCCGCCTAATGCAGCCATGGCCGGTCACAAGCCCGGAAAAATGCAGAGTGGGCAACAAACCGAAAGAGGGGACAGACAATGGCTGGAAATAGCTATACGCACAGATATTGGAAATCACCCGCAGGACAGATTTATACCCTGTTCAGCGACATGGCCGAGCAGCCCCATCTGCTGGTGGCAGGCGCTACCGGATCCGGCAAAAGCGTGGTTGTAAACGGCATCATCTACAATCTTCTGCACAGGTGCCCCAATTCTGCTGGGCTGATCCTGATTGACCCAAAGCGCGTGGAGCTTGTGCAGTACAAGGACGTACCGCATTGCATCATGTACGCCAGTGAGCCGGACACCATGGTACAGGCCCTGCGCAAGGCCATCCAGATCACCGAGGCCCGGTATACTGAGATGCAGCGCAAGCGTCTGCGGAAGTATGACGGCGGCGATATCTACGTGGTAATAGACGAATTGGCCGATCTGATGACAACCCAGCGCAAAACGGTGCAGCCCATCATCCAGCGCTTGGCCCAGATCGGACGCGCCGCCAGGATCCACATCATTGCCTGCACCCAGTGTCCGCTGGCAAAGGTGATCCCCACCGAGATCAAAGTCAACTTTGATGCGATAGTCGGATTGCACACCCGCTGCGCCCAGGACAGCCGGAACATTCTAGGCGTAACAGGCTGCGAGCTTCTTCCAAGGTACGGCCAGGGCTACTACATGACGCCGGAAGCCACGAGGCTGTACAATATCCCAATGTACAGCGACGAACAGATCGAACGGGTTGTCACCTGGTGGACGTCAACGGATTGCATGGTGTGAAGGA